ACTGGGCGCGCAATTCCGGCGCGCGCGAGATCGACGCCAAGACCTATTCCGGCGCCGTGTTCACCGGCGAAGCGCCACGCGCCCGCTCGGGCAAGCTGATGCAGGCCGGGAGGTTTGCATGAGCCCTCTCATCTTCAGGCTCGATCTGCCGCGCGGGCCAGATCACTACTGGAAAGCCGCCTGCGACTTCGGCCCGAAAGGCTTCACCGTCGGCGAACTCTTCTGGGCGACCAACGCCAAGACGCGCGGCGTCCTCAGCGAGTGGATCAAAGCGATGGTCGCGCGCGGCCTGATCGCGTTGATCGAGAAGCGCGACGTCAAGCCGCGCGGCCAGTTCGTCTACGCCGTGGTGCGGCCGACGACGCGGGCGCCGATCGACCCCGACATCAAGCACGGCCGCGTCGCGCGTCATTTGTGGACGGCGATGCGCAACCTGCCGATGTTCACGGTCGGCGAACTCGCCGCCGCGGCTTCGACCGACGAGGTCATCATCTCGCACAAGAGCGCTTCCGACTACGTGCGCAACCTTGAACTCGCCGGGATGCTGGTGGTGGTGCGCGAGGCGAAACGCAAGAGCCTCAACTCCGGCGTCTACCGGCTGAAGAAGAGCGCCGACACCGGGCCGCTCGCGCCGCGCGAGATCAGAGCCAAAGTGCTGGTCGACCGTAACACCGGCAAGCCAATCGGACAGGCGGAGGCGACGCTATGACCGCGCCCCTTTTTTCGCCGGCCACGGCCGTTAACGTTAACCCGCGCGGCAAGACGGACTTCCTCGCCAACGCCCGCAAGGGCTGGGGCGAGACGCCGCCGGACTGGATCGTCCGCCTCGCCGAGGAATGCGAGCGGACGTCGGCCTCCGACGTGGCGCGGCGGCTCGGCTATTCCGTCGCCGTGATCTCCGGCGTGGTGCTCGCCTCCTACAAGGGCGACGTCGGCAAGGTCGAGGCCAAGGCGCGCGGCGCCTACATGGGCGAGCTGGTCGATTGCCCGATCCTCGGCGAGATCGAGCGCGACCGCTGCATCAGCGAACAGAACCACCGTCACGCCGCGACGTCGGCCAACCGGGCGCGCCTCTACCGCGCCTGCCGCAACGGCTGCGAGCATTCGCGGCTGAAGAGGGAGGGCGACGATGTCTGACCTTCTGTCCGAGCAGATTGCGCAATTCCGCAGCTCGTGGGGCCGCTACATCGACGACGGCGTCGGCCTCACCGGCCAAGCGGTCGAAGCGCTCGACGGCCTGTTCGCCTCGTACGAGGCGCAGGCGCGCGTGCTGGAGGGCGGCGGCGCGCCGGATCTCGCGACCTTCGACGAAATCTGCCGCGCCGCCTCGGCCGAAGCGCGCGTCGTCGCCGACGTGGCGAAGAGACTGGAGGCGACGACGCAGCGGCTACGCAGGGCCGAGATCGTCGCCTTTCCGCAGCGGGGAGAGGGATGATGCGCGATCTTCCTCTCGCCACGATCCTCGACGTCGTCGCCGGCCGCTTCGGCCTCGCCGCGGCGGCGGTGCGCACGCAGGCGAGCGACGAAGCGCGCCAGGCGCGACGCGTCTTCTGCTACCTGGCGCGCGGGCTTAGCCGCGCCGAGCCGGTCGAGATCGGCGAGACGATCCTCGAGCGGCCGGCCGAAGTGCTCGCCGCCGCCGACGAGATCGGCGCGGCGCTCGACGCCGGCCGCGACCTGGCGGCGCTGGTGGTCGAGGCGGAGATCGAGCTGCTGGCGCTCGCCGGCGTCGCTGAGGCGCGCGGCTATCCGCTGCCGACGACAGCGTCGGCCAAGACGACGGCGATGCGCATCGTCGTCGACGGTCGCGACAGTTTCACCGCGCCGCATTCCGACCTGGTGGCGCTCGCCGCCGCCTATCTCGCTCGGCTGAAGGCCGAGCCGGCGCCGCCGCCGACGACGCGCGAACTGTCGCCGTTCATGCGCGCCGCCAAGGACTACGACCTCGCCGTCGCAGCGGCGCGCGAGGCCCGCTTCACCGCCCGCGAGCGCGGCGCCGTCGCGGCGCGCGACCGCGCTTTCAACGCCCTTCTTACCCGTCTCGGAGTCGATCATGTCGAAGTCGCCCAAGTCTAAGACCAAGGCCGGCGCGCCGGCGCCGCAGAGCCGCGAGGAGGCGGCGTCCTACATCCGCCGCATCGGCGAGAACGCGCGCATGATCGCGCGCTTCCAGGCCGAAATGAACGACGCGATCGCCAGGTTGAAAGAGGACGCGGAGAACGCCGCCGCGCCGCGCGCCGCCGAGATTGAGCAGTTGACCGAGGGCTTGCGCGCCTGGTGTGACGCCAACCGCGCCGCGCTGACCGACAACGGCAAGCGCAAGTTCGCCGATCTCGGCACCGGCAAGATCGAATGGAGGAAGTCGCCGCCGAGCGTGAAGGTCAAGGGCGTCGAGGCGGCGATCGCCGCAATCAAGGCGCTCGGTCTGCCGTTCCTCCGCTCCAAGGAGGAGATCGACAAGGAGGCGATGCTCGCCGCGCCCGACAAGGCGCGCCTCGTGCCTGGCGTCACGGTCGGCTCGGAAGGCGAGTTCTTCGCCGTCGAGCCGTTCGAAGCCGAGCTGACGGGAGGCGTGTCGTGAGAACGTCTCTTGCGCTCGCAGGAGCGGTTTGCGCGCTCGTCGCGGCGGGCGCGGTTTGGGGCCGGGTCGAAAATCCGCTTTTCGCCTTCCTCGACTCGATGAGCCTGGTCGCCTTCGCGCTGGCTTTGCTCGTCGATCGCGATCGCATGATCGCCCTCGACGCCTGCGAACAGACGCTCGACCTACTAAACAGCCACCCGCTGCGCCAGGTCGACGGCGAGCGCCGCCAATGACCTCCGCCGCCCAGACCCGCGCGATCCACGCGATGCGCCGCGCGCTCGATCTGACCGACGACGACTATCGCGGGCTGCTGAAGGCGCGCTTCCGCGTCGTCTCGTCGAGCGACCTCGACGAGCGCCAGGCCGGCGCGCTGATCGAGGAGCTGAAGGGTCTGGGCGCGCCGGCGGCGAGCGGCAAGCGGCCGGCGGCTAAGACCGCCAGCGGCAAGTACGCGCCGGTGCTGCAGGCGCTGTGGATCGCCGCGTGGAACCTCGGCCTGGCGCGCTCGCGCGACGACGCGGCGATGCTCGCTTTCGTCGAGCGCCAGACCGGCCTTTCCCACACGCGCTTTCTCGCCGACCCGGCCGACGCGGCGCGGGCGATCGAGGGGCTGAAGGCGTGGATCGCCCGCGACGGCGGCGTTACATGGCCGACCCAGTGTAACGCCGACGAAGCGAGGCGGCCGCTCGCCTGGCTACGCAAATACGCGGTGACGCGGGCGATTGCGGCGAAACTGCAGGCCGCGGGCGGCTTCGCGCCGTTTATCTCAGGTCAAGACATCTGGCCCGGCGACGTCGAGGCCTACGGCTACCGCCGCGGCCTGAAGGCGGCGTTCCGGTTTTACGACGAGGCGGACTGGGACCGCCTCGCCGCGTGGCTGGGCGCGCGCCTGCGCGCCGCGCCGGCGAAGCGAGGGGACTGACCATGCCGACCTACGACGAAGAGGGACCGCCTCGGCCGCGCGCGCCGGCGCCGCCGCCTTCGCCGACGGAACGGGCGCGCGTCGAGCTGGCGGCGCTGGAAGCGCGCGCCGCCTACGCCAAGGCCGAATTCGCCGTCATCGCCGCCGAGGCGACGCTGCGCGCGCGCCACGCCCGCGAGACGATCGGCGCGGCGGAAGGCCGCGACGCTTTCGAGCGCTGCAAGGCGGCGCACGGCGCGGCGCAAACCGCCTTCCGCGTCTATCGCCGCGCCCGCCTCGCCGCCGATCGCGCCCAGCGCGCCGCACTGTCCGCCAGCCGCGTGGAGGAAGCGTCGTGAGGCTCGACGAGCTCGCCGACGAGATCGCGCTCGACACGCTGGAGCGCGAGCAGCACGCGGCCAATCTCGAACGCGCGATCCTCGCCGGCCACGTCAAGCGCGACCTCGCCGACGTGCGGATGATGCGTTCGCGCCACCCGCGGGCGCGCGCCGCCGCGCGGGCGCTGAAGCTCATCGCCGCCTGGCGCGAGCGCCTGCCGGCCGAATTCATCGCCGAAGTGGAGCGCGAACCATGAGCTGCGCCTATCCGCTTAACACCCAAGGAGCACTGAGATGACCTATCGAGTCGTGTATGGCGAGACGATGCCTGCGTGGGAACAAACATTCCCCACGAAGCGCGAGGCCGAGGCCTTCGCGAACCGGCACAAGAGCTTTGGCGACTTGATCTTCGAAGTATCGAAGGTCGCTCCGAACGATCCGCCCAAGTCGCTTATGGCGGCGCTCGCTGCTCGTGG